TAACCCTGTTTCATCAGCACCATAAATACAGTTGAGGAATTAGTGTATACATGGCTCAACCAGCAAGTAGGTCGGACCTAATAAACTATTGTAAAAGACAACTGGGAGCACCAGTTTTAGAAATCAACGTTGCGGAAGAGCAAATTGATGACCTAATAGATGATGCGTTGCAATATTTTCATGAGAGACATTTTGACGGTGTAACTCAAACGCTTTTAAAGTATAAGATAACCGAAGCAGATATTAATAGAGGAAGAACAAGAGGTAATAATAAGGCAGTTGGTATTGTAACCACAACTGCGGATGCTACAATTGATGGATCCTCAGTAACTTTTTCGTTTGAAGAAAATAGCAATTATCTTCAGGTTCCCCCAGAAGTCATTGGGATAACGAAGATCTTCAAATATGACGGGTCACAGACTGTGACTAACAACATGTTTAGTGTGAAATATCAGATGTTTTTGAATGATATTTACTACTATGGTTCTACTGAACTGTTGACATATTCTATGACTAAAAGATATTTGGAAGATATGGATTTTCTTCTGAATACTCAAAAACAAATAAGATTTAATCAGAGACAGAACAGACTATATCTTGATGTTGACTGGGGAGATGTCACACAAGATGATTATTTGATTATTGATTGTTACAGATTACTAAATCCAAATGATTATACAAGAGTTTGGAATGACTCTTTCTTGAAGAGATATGTTACTCAACTGATCAAACGTCAGTGGGGACAAAACCTCATGAAGTTCCAGGGGGTAAAACTTCCTGGTGGAGTTGAACTTAACGGTAGACAGATTTACGACGACGCACAAAAAGAACTTGATGCTATTAGGGAGGTAATGTCCAACACTTACGAACTTCCTCCTTTAGACATGATCGGTTAAAATTATGCTTAATCCGTATTTTCAACAAGGATCAAGGTCTGAACAAAATTTAGTTCAAGATCTAATCAACGAACAGTTGAGGATGTATGGTGTTGAAATACACTATCTTCCAAGGAAGTATTTGTCCGAAAATACTATTATTAGAGAAGTAATACAATCTAAGTTTGATGATGCATATCCAATTGAAGCATATGTAGATAACTTTGATGGGTATGGAGACAATACAACTATCCTCTCAAAGTTTGGTATTCAAGCAACAAATGAAATAACTTTAATTATTTCAAAGGAGAGATTTGAGACTTATATTTCTCCTTTAATTAAAAACGAGCAGAACATCAAGTTATCAACCAGACCAAAAGAAGGAGACTTAATTTATTTTCCTCTTGGCGATCGTTTGTTTGAAATTAAATTTGTAGAGCACGAGAAACCATTTTATCAGTTACAGAAAAACTATGTTTATGAACTGAGGTGTGAACTCTTCCGTCTTGGTGATGAAGTTATCGATACTGGTATTGATGAGATTGATGATACTCTCACTGGTGGAGAGTCTGATGGACTTACTGAAGATGGAATCTCTACTCTGATAGGAGCATCTCAAACTTTAACCTTAGTTGGAACTGGAGTCACCGCTACCGCAGTAACAGGTATCATTACCTCGGGTGGTATCAGACTGATATCAGTAACTAATAGAGGTGGAGGGTATACTGGCGTACCAAGAATTGGAATATCCTCTGCACCTTCTGGTGGAGTTACTGGTATAGCCTCTGCTCGAATGATTGGTGGAATCGTTGTTTGTAATGACAGTGCAAATCCAAAAGCAAGATCTGTTCAAGCAGTTGATATTGTAAATCCTGGTGCAGGATATACAGTGGCACCAGGTGTTAGATTTATAGGTGGTGGAGGAGCAGGAGCTGCAGCAACAACCAAGATCGGTGATGGTATTGTAGGAGTTGTTACTCTTACAGATGCTGGTTCTGGATATACAACTTCACCAACAATCACCTTTAGTAATGAAGTATTCTTGTCTGGTGTAACCACTGTATCTGCTGCTGCAACAGCGGTTATAGGTGCTGGTGGTACTCTTACATCAATTAGACTTACTAATGCTGGTTTAGGTTACAGTACTGCACCTACAATTACTGTTTCAGATCCAAACATGAGTTCCTCAGGAGACTTCATATTTAATGAAATTGTTACTGGATCTATCAGTGGAACAACTGGTAGAGTTAGAACTTGGAACTCCACCACAAATATTCTCGAAGTTGGTAATGTTAATGGAGAGTTTACTATCACAGAAAATATTGTTGGATCTACATCAGGTGCATCGCATGGATTGCTATCAGCAAGTTTAGATCCTGCCGATGATGGATTTGCAGACAATATTAATATTGAAACAGAAGCAGACGCTATATTAGACTTCTCTGAGCATAACCCATTCGGTATTCCCTAAATAATCCTTATTATACCGAATAATATCTTAGGGATTCAAAATGTTTGAATATTTTTATAACGAGATATTGAGACGAACCATTATTTCATTTGGTACTCTCTTTAACTCAATTACTGTTAAACAAACAAACTCAGACGACAATGTTGTCAGTGCTGTCAGAGTCCCTTTGGCATATGGACCCACTCAAAAGTTTTTAGCAAGACTTGAACAGTCTGCTGATCTTAATAAGTCAGTTGCAATGACATTACCAAGAATGTCATTTGAATTTACTGGACTAACTTATGATTCATCAAGAAAAGTGAGTACAACTCAACAGTATACTGTAAAAGACCCAGATGATGGATCTGAGTCCAAAAAAGTATACATGCCAGTTCCATATAATATGCAATTTGAACTGAGCATCATGACTAAGTTAAATGATGATGCCTTACAAATTGTCGAACAAATTTTACCATATTTTCAACCAGCATATAGTTTAAGCGTTGAGTTAGTAGAATCAATTCAAGAAAAGCGTGATATTCCAGTTGTTCTGGAAAATATCACAATGCAAGATGATTACGAGGGAGACTATACCACAAGAAGAGTTCTTCTCTATACTTTAAGATTTACAGCAAAAACATATCTGTTTGGTCCAGTATCTTCGGCAACCAAAGATATCATCAAAAAGTCTACCGTCAGTTATCTTACGGGAACAGATCTTACAAATTCTACCAGAGAAGTCACTTACTCTTCTATACCAAGAGCTATCAAGAATTACACTGGTGATGCCACAACGACTCTTGCTGCAGACATCACTAAGACTCTGAAGACGTTTGAAGTTGAAGATGCAAGTGGTCTTACCGCTAAGACTTACATAGATGTTGAAGGTGAGCAGATCTTCATCAAATCGATTACAGGTAATAAAATTACTGTTCTTAGGGGTCAAGATGGGTCAGCGATTACAGAGCATCTCAGAGGAGCACCTGTACACCTCATCACCGCTGCAGATAATGCATTGATTGAAGAAGGTGACGACTTCGGATTTAGTGGTACGATCTCATAACAATGGCAAATAAATTTGACACATTAAATGACGAGTTCAATGTCACCGGAGACATTGTGCAACCTGAAGTTGTTGATAGAAAAATTGAAAAGATAAAAGAAACCTCTGATGATATTAAAAAAGACTATGACTATACAAGAGGTAATCTCTACAGCATAATTGAAAAAGGTCAAGAAGCCATCAATGGCATTCTTGAGTTGGCACAAGAAAGTGAGATGCCAAGAGCATATGAAGTTGCTGGTCAACTAATCAAAAACGTTGCAGATGCCACTGATAAATTAATGGACCTTCAGAAGAAACTGAAGGACGTTGAAGAGGAGAAACAGTCCCGTGGACCATCGAATGTCACCAATGCGTTGTTTGTTGGATCTACTGCCGAATTAGCAAAACTGTTGAAGGAAAAGGATAAAAAATGAGCGGAGACTTAGGACAATTTTTTTCACTCATAGGTAAAGCAAAGAAAGAGAAGGAAGATGAGTTCCGATCTCTGGTGGGAGAAGTTGACATCGATTCGATGTTTTCTCAAGTCAAAGAATCAATAAACGAAGATAAACAGAAGAAAAAGAAAGAAGAAAAACAAATTCAAGCTCTTGAGTCTTGGTTGTTTACTGAGGTACAACTGCAAGAAAAAACTGCAGAAGAAAAACCAGTAGTAGTTGGTGTTGATGATGACAAGTATGAAGAATGGATTGAAGATGAATTAGATGAAGAAACGGAAGTAACTCCAGAACTTGTCAAAGAAATAGAAGAGGAAGAGACAGAAGATACTGTCGATCATGCTCTGAAAATTCTTGAGACCATTAAGTCAAAAGAAGAGGTTAGAGAAAACCTTGGTGATCCAGAGATTATCAAGATTCGTAGAGAACTTGAATATCTTAAGAATCTTGTCAATGCACAAGGTGGTGGCGGTGAAGTTCGTCTTGAGTTCCTTGACGATGTTGATAGAGATAGTGTAAAGGTTGATGGTAAGTTTCTAAAGTATCAGGCATCAACTGGAACCTTTATTGGTGCTGATGCCTCTGGTGGTGGAGGAGGAGACTCTGACTATGCATCATCAGCAGGTATTGCTACATTTGCCACCACAGCAGGTGTCTCAACAAATGCTCAGGGATTAACCGGAACACCAGATATTACAGTCAACAACATAGTTGGTGTTGCTGCTACATTCACTGG